TTATTAGTATATACACCAGTATCATGTTGTACTTTACCAAAGTATCCTAAAGATTTTTTAGATAATTCTAAACCTTGCTGCCGTAGCCGAAGTGCAGTATCTCGTATCCATAATGCAATACCAAATGCCATTACCAGGTCATCATTATAACCAGATTGTGCTTCAGCCTTACTACCATTCCATATAAATACAAATAATTCATCTATAAGTCGTTTACTGTGAACGATTGGCGACTTTTCTCTAAAATAAGTTTCTAGTTTTGAAATAACCAATGGCCTGGTTTTTGATGTAGTAGAAAATCCCGGAACTTTTTGTGCTTTGTTTTTTAGATCGTAACCTTTTGATAAGTGTATATCTTCATCTACATATGCATCTTGCCGATATGAGTAATATAAATTATTATAGTTTTTATCTATTACAACTTGAATAGCCGCCCATCCTATATTTGCATTTTCAATAACTAATAATGCATTGTTCCATTCTGTTGCAACAGATACCAGCATATTACCATATTCTGTAGTACCTATCTTCCCTTTGTATTCAGCAACTTGAACCATGTTTTCAATTTCAATAACATGGAATGCAGAGTAGTCGCCTCCATCGCCGCGTGCAACGTCTGCTACAACAACATAGTCTTTTCCGTAATCTGGATATTCCCACATCCAGTAGTTTGAATCAAATCCGCGGCGCTCAATTGGATCTTTAACGTATGTTTGTTCATACCATTGTAATATAGGACCGTCGACTACCGTATGACCGGATGTTATAAAATCGCAGTCACATTCTTGTGCAGCCATCTTTTCGCCTAATAGTCCGGTTTGTTCATCACGCCATGATTGGTCACGTTCGGGATGTACTGTCCAGTGCAATTCAGTTGGCACGAATTGGCCTCCGGCTTCTGCATCAACCCATGTTTTATGAAACCAGTTACCGGTGCCGTTAGGCGTTGAAAGTGCAACACAACCTCCACCAGTAGCCAATGTTTGTTGAGCAGACGCCCATATCTCTTCAATATTTTTAATAAATGCAGCCTCATCAATAACTAATAATGACAATGCCTCAGAACGGCCGGCGGTACCTGCACTCGATACAGCTTTTACCTGCGACCCATTCTTAAATCGCAATGAAAGTTTGTTATCTTCAATAGTACGGCCTTTTAGCCATGATGGTAAATTTTCATGCATGACTCTGATTTTGGTGACCAAGTTTTTAGCTACTTCTTGTGTTGTGGCGATGACAAGAACATTGTAGTCATCTTTAAATAACATGTTCCATAATACAAACCCGGCCGAAAGTGTTGAAATACCTAACTGTCTAGATTTAAGGATTACGTTATAACGATTATGCTGTAATGTTGTTAACGTAGTAGCCTGAAAAGGATATAAATTAAAATACATCTTACCTTTAGTAGGATGTTGAATAATACAATATTTGCGCATAAAGTGCACAGGATCTTGTGCACATCTTTTATATTCTTCGCGAATTACTTCTTTGATATTACGTTGCGCCATTATAACCTAAATATAAGAAATTTTTGCCAGAACGGCAAATTATGCAAATGCTTTAATTGCCTTAACAATAATTGGATTCTTAAGATTAGCCATTACTTCATCAGACTTAGCTAATACTTTAAGACCTTTTACTCCGCCGCTGAACCATTCCGCATCTTTAAGAGACTGAATTGCCTCTGTTCCATATCCTACTGCCAATGATGCGACTAATATAGCATACATTATATTGACAACCGATTTTCTCGTTTGCGCATCTTTAACAAACAATTTTAATACTACATCAAACGGCTTTTTAAATCCAGCTTCGACCTCATGTACATAATGCAAAATCTTTTCAGCAAAATCTTCACCTTTTTGCCAATTTAATTTTTTTGAAAGAAACTTTACGCCTTTTGTAATTAATCCTATGATAGCATTAACTGTCATAATCTTTAATAAGATTGCTGTAATCGTCTCTATAACAATTTCATTAAGCTGATTCTTATCAGCTCCTTCATCAATTGCCCGTTGGTATTTTTCTTCCAATTCAGATACGTCGATATCAGCTTTCTTAATTGCTGCGGCTAATTCAGTTCCTACTTTAGACAATTCCTTTTCTAAGTCTTGCCTTCGTCTGCTTCTCAAAGTACTTCATTAACTAGACGTTTTATTTCAGCTCTTAATATTTGTTCTTTATTGTTCATCGATTGTTCCAAATTGTTTACGGACATTTGATTTTAATTCTTTATAATCATTTTCAATTTTTTCTATAACCGATGAAATATCAACTTGACCATTTTCTCCGTCCGCATTTTGCCAATATGTCTCTTTTATTTGTGTTTTTATTAATTCAACTTCAGCATCAGTATCTTTAAACCATGACTCTGCATTTTCGGACATTATACGTTGTTCATATTCTTGCCATGCATTATAACCTTGGTTACGAATTTCTTGTTCTTCTTTTATAACACAACCAAAACATTTTTTTCGTTTAAACCAAAACTTAAAGTTTAATCGCTTTTCTTCGTTACGCATTTTAGTCCCACATGACGGGCACTGTTCCGGTACTTTAAGTAAATCTTTAATTTTTGACTTAACACTATTTTTAGGCTTTCTAGTACGAAATCCTTTGTTTTGTGTAACTATATATACCGTACCATTTGGCATTACTTCTTCCCAAACGTCGCCGACTTCGCGCCGTTCATGTTTAGAATCTTTATTGAATCCTACTGTTGTACGAGTCTGAGATTTATGTGTGCCATCTAGCAGCTGCTGTACAGCTTTAATATTTTGTAACTTATTGCTCATGATTAAAGAAATTGACGAATTTTCATTTTTAAACGACGCTTGCCGGCATCATCTAAAGGCAACTTACTGAGGAAGTCAATTGCAAAATCTACTTGTTGTGCTGTTGGCTTTGCTTCAACTGCCTTCATTAACATTTTAAATGCTTGAGTTTTTTCAAGTTTTTCGCCACGTGATGCTAATGCGCCACTTAAGTTTGATCCTTCAGCTTCGTTCACTGACTCACCGACTCCTAAATTACGCTGTACTCTTGATTTGATTGATGCAAAATCTTGTTGAGAAATGCCAAACTTTTAAATTAATGCAACTACTAAATCAACTTTTTGGACTCGAGGCAATCTAGTTAATCTGTTAGTGTCAATAGTTGCTAAAATTCTATCTAACATTTGTCTACGACTTCCAAGCTTTGCACGAACAGATCCGCCTACTTGTTTTAAAAATGAATCATTTTCTTTTAATGATTCTTTTATCTGTCTACGGATCATTGACCTTAATTCAGATTCTTTCATAGTTTATTCCTATTCTTTTAAATAAATATGTAGTTAACGACTATACCTAGATAATCCTAACAATTGATTAACAGGTGCAAAAAGACCGGTAAGTTTATACAAATTACCTTTATACATAAACACTAAACCTTCGGATGGAACAATCTTATCAAATCCACCTATAGATTCAATTCTTTTAAGTTCATATTTGACCTTATCAAGTGAGCCGATATCCTTTGCCTTCTGTAACTCTTTGATTGTTTGGGCGATATCTCTTTTTAGTTCTTGTGCACTTTCATTTGGCGAGGCAGCTAAAAATTCTTTTACGTTTGATAACACCTCGGCTCCTAGCTTTAGAAAAATTTCTTCGAATCGAGCTACATTTGCTTTGTTCTGCTTAGCAAAGTCTTGTTTATCGTACGCTTTAATCTTATTAAGCATATCAACATCCGGTACTGATTTTCCATTTAACCTAAACGATTTATCATTATATGCCCATCGCTGTAACAAGCCTTCCTTTACTTCCGTAGTAGCGGACGGAAAATCTAAATCTATTTTACGTCGCCACCATTCTTCATGATATTTCATAACTTCGTCAGAGTCTTTTAATCCAAACTCTTTTTGAAGTTTATTGACACGAGCAATAAATTCAGGCTCTAATTTTTCGAAATCAATACTACGTTGAATCATTAATTTTTTTGGCGGAATAATTTTAAAATGTTTTTGAACATCAGCATTCACATCTGCTATCAATGACTGCAATAGTGGTCCATACTCTGGATAAGTATCTGTTTTAGTTGCAGATTCTAAATCAAATTCGTTTAGTCCATGAAACTGCAGATATGCCGACGTACCGTAATTGATGACATTTTTCGTGCCTGGATATATAATTTCTAAGTTTAGAAATCTAGTTCCATTTTGGAATACTTCTTCTCGCTTATCTTGCGGTAGTGCTAATATAGCTTGTTCTAAATCGCGCATTGCATACGAAAATGCTTTCGTCAATTCACCTCTATCTGCGAACTTACGTTCGATGGCTTGCACATCTAATGGATTACGTATCGTAGCTTTATTTCTAGCAGCGCCTACTTTACCATCTTTAAATGTTACATTGAGATTTTGCCCATCTGTCTTTTCTGTCACATCGGCTTCTAAATCCAATCGTCCTTCCAACGATAAACGAATAATTTCTTTCATTTCTGCGAAAGTCAAATCTCGATCATCAAATGGATGTGACATATGACCTGATGCGCCGCCTTCTGTTATAAGAGACTCTTTTATAATAGTCTTCCACCAGTTTGCAGTAAATAATGATTCTTTTATTGGTACTGGCGTCATTGGTTCGTTTTTAGAGCTAGCAATTGCTTCGCCGGCTCCTAGAAAGTTTAAAAACTTATATCCTACTTGTTGTGCTACTTTACTTATATGTTTAGACCATTCTTGGTACGCGGGATTTCCGCGCATATCTTTTATATAATTAGTACCTGCATAATTCGAACCAGCCACACCACTAGGAAAGTATGATACACCCATAGGTGGTCCATCTGGATATTCTGTTGAATGCACTTCTATAGGGCTATCTTTGATAATGTAATTAAGAACTGAAAATCCTAACTTTTCTGCCATTTGTTTGTTTTTAGCACGATAAGTAGCTTGATTACCATAAAAATATCTTGGGCCATCGTCTACCATAGATTTACCCAACGGTAGATTACTACTATTTTCAACTATAAACCGTTCAATGTTTTCTATCGCTAGCTTCGAGAATTTTTTTTTGAGAAGATTATAAATTGTAGGATCAAAGAATCCCATGATTGACTTAAAATCTGCAGGCGTTGCATTTGCCAATGCCTGACGTAATATTGTTCCTGACATTTCTCCATATCCAGGAACATTTAATGATACATGTGGCGCAACGTATAAGTACCCATGTTTAGTATATGGTAATAAATTATCTTTATTATCATCATAATATTGAAAATATGATGGCTCACCGTTCTTTTTAAATCCTACTTTAAATCTAGGATCTTCCATCATATCTTTTTTACCAACCGCAAATAAGACAGCTGTCGTTTCTGGATCATACTTGCTAGTTATTTCTGCGGACTGATATGGGTTTTTTACTTGAATGACGTTTGTAATGCCGTGTTTATTAATAACACGTTTCTTTTCATTAAAGGTCAATGGGGACTTTGGTAACGCCACTTTATCAGATGTTGCAATGTATGTGTTCGATTTACCAAATCTAGAAGCTAATTTTTTATATACTTCGGCATGATGTTTACCCATTGGCTGAAAACGGCCGGGGTATATTACAACGACTGTCTTAATTTGACTTTCGTTAAGTAGTTGATTAGCTAACCATTCTCCTAACATACGAATCCTTTGTTATAAATATCACAAAAGTTATATAACTTTTTAAAATTTTAAATGTTTAGATATACGTATGTAATAAAGTTAAAAGAACCAAATTAACTCCAATTAATTCCATCAATAGATGCAATTTGAGCTGCAGAAACTCCAGAAAAAGATGATATATTAGCTTTAAGTATACCATCAATAGAACTAATTGACACCCCTGATGGAGGAGGAGGTGGGGGTGATTCAACAGCTGATAGCGTTTTTACAGGGGCTGTAACGAACGGTATACTACCATATATTAACTGAGGAGTAGTAGTATATAAGTAAGGTACGGTACCATATATTAATTTTACTTTACCCATTTAAATCAAAATTAGAGAAGTGTACATATGAAGCATCATCAGTATCAACATTAACCAACACAACATCAATAGGATTAGCAGCAGTTGTATTAACTGTTAGGGTCTGCCAAGTTCCTGTTTGGTCCCCGGTTCCACTAGCAGATGCCGAAACTATTTGTCCATTAACTAATTTATCTACTAGAATTAATTTTGGAGGATCAGAAGTAACATTGTATTTTACAGAAACAGAAGCAGTTAGTGAACCACTAATATTAGCTGCTAAAGCAAATCCCCCATAACCTAAAGCTTTAATTCCAAAATTGCTTCCTGTTACATAAGTATTGTCTATTACAGGTGAATCGGGGAATTGGTATCCTGGGAATGCTCCTTGGAATTTGTTAGTATCTGTAAATCCCTCACCTCCTGCTTTAATATTACCCATAGGGACTCCTATAGTATCATAGGATCCGGGAGGGGCATATGTGTCTTTTAACCAGTTAGAAGCATATCTAATACCTGCTCCGGAAACAAATGCTTCTAAAGCTTCACCTTGAGTACCTGCTGAACCTGTTATTTGGGTCACATAAAAAGGTAATCCTGTGCTTCCTGAGTAAAAATAATCAGTCCCAGGGAGAGGACGGTTTCTAAGCATATGTTGTAGATCATTACAAATCCCTACATATCCAGTAGAAAGCATACCCTTAGCTTCTGTTGGAGTAAAGTTGACATCATCAACAGACTGGTTAATCGAGGAACCATATCCTGAGTAATAAACTGAGGATAATTCTGAACCTGAGTTTATGTTGGGGTAAATTCCTGCTGCTATAGTATCCCCATTTTGATAAGCATAATAACCAGCTATTGAAAGGAAACCTATCATGTTATAGTTTCCGGAATCTAGCCCGGCGGTTGCTGATCCTACAGCTACATTATT